ATATTCCTGAACAAGCAGCCCCAGGAAAGCTTTGTCACAGTTTATCCTGTGCCAGACCAGCCTTATCCGTTCCAGATTCAGGTTAAGGCTATGATTAATTCGTTGTCACAACAAGATAGCATGATGGAGTTGCCCCCATATTATTATGGGTTCATGAAATATGCGATTGGAAGAAAGTTTTTAGCTTATTATCCGTCAGCCAATTGGCCACAGTCAGCGGAAGATGAATATCAAGAATATTTTAACAATTTGAAGAACGCGAACGAGACAGACCTGACCTTGCGCCCGTCAGTTGTACTCACTGCGCCAGAGCCCTTCTACTGGCCAAACATTTTGAGTTATTAGCATGGCAGTACAAGCGAAAGATTATGACATTGTTGGCAGCTATGACAACCAGAGATATAGCAGCATATCGGCTGAAAGGTCGATCAATTGCTTTGAATATATAGACCCGCATGGAAAGAAACCAAAGGCACTTATCAATACGTCTGGCCTGATCAATACGAATAGCAATTATGCTGCTTTCAATATTACGGGTGGTTTCAGGGCGCAGTTTGTATTTAATGGGTTCGAATATTCTGTTATTGGAAATTCTTTTGTTAGCCAAAACAATATTGGAGTTATTAAACTTCTTGGAACTCTGGAACAAAACAATACTAATTTTGTCGGAATTGACGCAAATACATTTCAGATTTTCTTTGTAGACGGTCAGAGTGGTTATATTTACGATACATTAACTGGTAATTTTACAGTTATTACTGATCCAGCTTTTCCACCTAATCCAGTGGATTGCTGTTTTCTGGATGATTTCTTTGTGGTTGCTCAGGGTGATACGCCTAATTTTCAATTATCCATGTTTGATCAGGGATTAATATGGGGACCTGATAATGCAGGAACATTAAATACCTTCACCATGGCTGCTGGTTCTTCCAACATTGTAATTTCTTATGGGACAGGAACTTCTATTGCAAATTATCAGATAGGAACGCCAATCGTATTTTCAGGTTCTCAACCACCGCTTCCTACTGAATTTACCGCTGGTGTGACCTATTATGTTAAGTCTATCATCAATGGAAGCACCATAACCGTATCAGCCACAGACGGAGGAGGTGCAATCATATCTGCTGCTGGTGGAAGCGGAAGTCTGACCAACAATGGCCAATTGCAACAAGGTGCGATCTCGACTCATCCAGGTAATATTGTGGCTTGTCGGACGCTTCACAGACGGTTATTCCTGTTAAGCTCATTTTATACTGAGGTCTGGGAGAACGCAGGTATTGGCACTAATCTGCCGTTTCGGCGCAATAATAGCTTGCTCATGGAATATGGAACACCAGCCGTGGGAAGTATTGCCGTTAGTTTTGATACAATGGCCTTTCTATCGCAGACACGGGACGGTCTTGGACCAGTAGTTCAGGTAAAGGGAACGAGCGCTATTCCTATCAGCAATCAAGCTTTGGACTTCCAGCTTGCCCAATATGCGGCAGTGACCATTCCGAATACTACTCCTGTCCAAACTCAAGTGACCGACTGTCGTGCGTTTTTGATCTTGGAAAACGGTTTGATATTCTATCGCATGAATTTTACGGCAGCTAATCACACTTTTGTATATAATGTGAGCCTATCCCGACCTGAACAGGAATTAAAGCTATGGCACGAGGAAGAAATTTTAAATGGTAATCGGCATCCTGCACAAACGCACGCCTATTTTAACGGAGTCAATTATGTTGGAGACTTCGCTAGCCCTATTCTTTATCAAGTGGACGCTGGAACAGTCACCAACAACAATGTACCCATAAGACGAGCCAGAATCCCTAAACCGTTTGTGGTGGAAGCCTATCAGAGAATCAGGTGCGACAGATTGCAGATTGATATGTTACAGGGTCAATTGCCGGCGCCCAATGTCATAGACAATGACCTGACCCTCTTCACGGAAAGCGGTATGGAAATTGATACAGAATCAGGAGAGGCCCTTTTGGTGACGGTTGGTACTACTGAATATGACCTTGCTCAACCGCCTATTATGTTCCTATCTCTCTCTCGTGACGGTGGCCAGACCTATCCATTTCAGACTACAGCTCTGTGCGGAAGGGTAGGAAATAGAAGTGCTAGGACAGTGTTCAGAAAGCTTGGAACGACTCCCAGAGGACAGGCTTTTCAGCCTTACATAGAGTTTTATTCGGAAGTACCCTTTGTCATTATGGGTGCTTCATGGGTATTTGAAGTGATGCCGGAGTAATTATGTCCCAGGACTTTGACGAATTGCCAGTGTATGACCCTATAACATCCAACGGTGATAAATTTAGCGGAAAATGGCAGGATTCACTCTCAACGTTTTGGCAGACGCTTGTGGGATATTTGACCCAATTTGGCATTAAAATACCTAGGATGACGGTGGCTCAAAGAGATTCGATAAAATCGCCAGAAGAAGGTCAACTGATATATACTACAAATACAACTGTAGGGCCTCCAAGAACGGCATCGTTGCAGATTTGGCAAGTGAAGTCTGATATAGGGGCTTGGAGAACAATTACTACTGTTTAATTCACAAGGAATGTGGATATGGCTTACGGGCAGGTTTATGAAGGGTACAATCCAGGCGGCGGCGGTGGTGGCAATCCCTTTGCTGGCGGTGGTGGTAGCGGCGGCTTCGATTCTGGCGGCATGGGTGCGGGTATTGCACAACTTTTAAGCGGTTTGTTTGGAAATTCTGCTGGACCTTATCACGAATACATGGATCAGCAAAAAAAGGGATTGGAAGGATACGGTGGATTTGAGGATTGGCTTAACAGTCAAAAAGACCCGTCTGGCTTCATTAATCACATTATGGGTCAGTATCAGGAATCTCCCTTCGCCAAGTATCAGCAACAGCAAGGCATTAGAGCAGGTCAAAACGCTGGTTCTGCGTCTGGTTTAACTGGAAGCACAGCACTTTCCCAACAATTGCAACAAAATGCTCAAAATATCTCTTCTCAAGATATGAATCAATGGCTCCAGAACGTCCTGGGAATCAATAACCAGTATGGTCAGGGTCAATATAACTTGGGTGGCGCAAAGGCTGGAATTTATGATCGCCTTGGTCAAGGGGCGTATGGTGCTAGAGCAGGTGAGAATCAGGACTTCTTCAATATTCTGGGTGGCGCTGGCCAGATTGGTGGCTCTGCTGCGGCCGCTTTTGCATAAGGGGTAGATATGGCAATTCCATTACCAAGAGTGGTGTCAGATGTGGGGCCAGGTGGCGCATTGACCACGAACCTGCAAGGCAGCAATGCGCTCAGGATTAGCAATGCTCAGGCTAAATATGCCCCTTACAATGCCTATGCTGATGCCATGTCAAAACTGGCTTATGCTAATTATGCCCCTTGGCAGATTCAGGCTCAGGTTATGTCAAATCCATTGTTTCAGACTGCTTACGCAAAAGACCCAGAAAAATACTCAAAGATGCTAGAGAATTTCGCTGGTTCTGTTCCTACTCAGAATAGCATGTCAAACAACCTTGGCTTGCCTGCACCTGGACAGACTGGTAACGGTCTTTTGAGTATGCTTTTGGGCAAGATTACAGGTCAAGGACAAGGACAAGGCGGTAACGCAATGTCACAGGTAGCTCCAGAGCAAGGTTCATCGACTAATCCGATGTCTACTCCTACTGGAAATCCTAATGCTCCTGCTAATGCGCTTAATCCGGCCTTGCGTGGAACTGCTGCTGGTATTATTGGTGCTGCATCAGCTCCTTATGTTAAAAGTCCTCATATCTCAGCCCCAACGGTTCCCAATGCTCAGGGTGGATTAACTCAAGCACCCACTGGGGAAACCATCGGCTCTGGTCAAAAAGCCGTATTGGCAGCCAAGAGAGTTGACCCTATTTTGCAAAATATCATGCGTGATTTCCAAGACGTTTATAATGCTCCTGGAGTCGTTAAAACTGGTTTATCTGCTTTGGGTAATCTTTCTGGCGCTTCTCCTGAAACGCTAAAAAAGTTTGGCATTGATAAAGATGCTTATTCAAAATATCTCAAGGCCAATAATAATGTGAGTAAGGGCATTATTGATGTAATGAAAGTATATGACATTCACCAAGAGCAAGTAATGAACGATCGCATTGGCGACATTCTTCGTTTCCATCCTGGCGAAAGCAAGGAAGGATATTTTGACAGAGTTAAGAGCGAAATAAATGATGTTAAGACGCAGCAAGCTATCAATGAGGGTGCTATCACAAGTGGATTTGCAGTGAATCCGAAAGCGCCAGAGCAAGAAAACGCGCCAATGCCACAGGCTGCTCCGGCTCCTGAGTCTACGCCTACACCTGTTGAGAATAAGCCTATTTCAAAGGGTTCTAAACGGTTGGCCAAAGGGCTTGAATTGCCTTCTTTCGGCAGCCAAAAG